CTATGAAAGGAAATGGATCGGAGACAGAGAAACTACAGGCTGCCTACGATCTTTTTGGTAGTAAGGCCGGTGCTGCTATTTATAACGCCGCATCAACAGGAAAACTGAACCTTGAGAATCTATCTGGCTCACTGGGTAACTTCTCTGGAAGTGTTGAAAATACATTCAATCAGACCTTAGATCCAATTGACCAGTTCCAAATGAGCATGAATAGCCTGAAGGAAACAGGAGCGGATATTGGCAACTCGTTAGCGACTGTCCTGGCACCTGTCCTTAAGGATATTTCTGGAGCTTTGAAGACCTTCTCAGAGATTTGGAACAGTATCCCAGAACCTGTGCAGAATACGATCATCAAGATTGCCTTACTTGCGGCAACCATTGGACCGTTGCTGGTTGCCGGTGGCAAGGTCATCAGTGCGGTTGGAACAATTACAAGTGCCATTGGAAGCTTGACGACCTTCCTGGGCATTGGTACTGCGGCCACGACAGCCGCAGGAACGGCAGCGACAGCGACCGGTGCAGCAGTAGGTGCAGCATCTATACCACTTCTACCAATCATCGGCATCATTGCGGCAATTATCGCGGCAGTTGTTGCCATTATTGCCATTGTGAAGAATTGGGGTGCAATTACGGATTGGTTTAAGGGTGTATGGTCTGGTTTCTGTGATGGAATTCAGACTGCCTGGATTGCCGTTGGCGATTTCTTTACACAGACCCTGCCAAACTTCTTCTCGGATGTTGGCCAGAAATGGTCGGATGGTTGGAACACAATGAAAACCAATGCAGGTACGATCTGGGACAACATTAAAACAGGTGTCGGTAATTCAATCGACAATATCAAGACCAGCGTGGGGAACGGACTTGATAACGTGAAGCAATCCTTCTCCGACAAGTTGTCTGCCGCCCACGATACGGCGGCTTCCATCATGGAAAATATCAGGGGTGCTTTCAGCGACAAAATGAGTGCAGCTAGAGATGGCGTTTCCAATGCAATCGATGCAATCAAGGGTTTCTTTAACTTCGATTGGCATTTACCGGAAATCAAACTGCCTCATTTTTCTATTGAGGGGAGCTTCTCGCTTGATCCACCATCGATTCCTCACATTGGTGTTTCTTGGTATAAAAAGGCCATGGGAGACGGCATGGTGTTGAACAGTCCTACGATCTTTGGAGCACAGGGCGGTCAGTTGCTTGCCGGTGGTGAGGCAGGATCAGAAGCCATTGTTGGTGTCAATTCATTGTCATCAATGATCCAGAATGCAGTTGCTGCACAAACGGGAAGCATTACTGCCGCCATTGTATCTGCCATTGCAGGTGCTAGCAACACTGGAGATATCACAATTCCGGTCTATATCGGGAATGAACAGATTGATACCATTGTGGTCAAAGCATCACAGCGAGTGAATTATCGTTCGGGAGGTAGGTAAATGCTAAACAAACATCTGAAATTTGATGGAGTTCAGATTCCAAATCCAACATCCTACTCCGAAGAATCTGAGACAATCGACAATCAATATGAAACTGAGGCCGGTGGATTGAACATATCAGTAACACGATATGATCGTCTGCATATCTCAGCTTCTTTTGATGTCACCTCTGCCTGGGCAGCAAAGCTCAAAAATTACAGCAAGCAAGGTTTGCTTACAGTAACTCTTTTTGATCTGGCGTTAAATGCAGAAAGCGAACACTCTATGATTATTCAGAATTTGAAATCTAAGCTAGTGGAGCAATCTGAGTACACGGCGAGAACAAATGGCCTATGGACTGTTGCGTTTGAACTGCAGGAGCTTTAACCGATGTACAAGGTAAGTGATGCATATAAAACGGCGATGAAGAAACCTGTTCAGCAGTTCTCACTATCCGGTACTATTAGCACAAGTACCATTGGCACAAGTGCCACTTTTACTGACAAGAACATTCTGACAGGATCGTTCTCCATTACCAATCAATGCTCTGATGAATCTTCGGTTCTGATTGGTCAAGTATATGTTGGTGAGTTAGATGCAACCTTCCTGAATGTAGCTGTTCCACGCTACGCTTGGAAAGGAGCGGTCATTACTGTCTCCTGTGGGTTGAAGCTAGCAGATGGAACTTTTGAGGAAGTACCTCTTGGAGTTTTCACCATTGATGAAGCAAAGTGGACCAGTGCTGGAGTTGTCATCAAGGCATACGACAATATGGCCAAGTTTGATAAGACCTATACTGCTCCTCAAACTGTCGGCCATATCTTTGATTTAGCAACTCTAGTATGTACGGATTGTGGTGTGACATTTGGCATGAGTCAGGCAGAATGCGAAGTCCTGCCGAATGGCACTTCAGATATTTCTGTTTATTCAGAGAATGACATTGAAACCTATCGTGACTTGATCTCATGGCTTGCACAGACCTGTGCCTGCAATGCGCTCATTGATCGATCAGGATCTCTGGTGTTCAAGTGCTATACGCAAGCTCCTGTTGATACCATTGGCAATGACCATCGTTTTACTGGTGGTTCCTTCTATGATTACGAAACTGCCTACACTGGTTTGTCTTGTGTTAACAAAGCTACTGGGGAAACAAAGTACTATCACGTTGATCCTGATACAGGGTTAACCTACAACCTTGGCTCCAATCCCTTCTTGCAGTATGGACTTGAAGATACAAAAAACGCACTCAGAGCCAACATTCTGACAGGATTGCAGGCAATCAAGTATGTGCCCTTCAAAGTTTCTTTGATTGGCTCCCCTGCCTATGATCTGATGGACATTTTTGTTTTCAGTGATGGCTTGGCAGATGCCTCAAAACTCTATTGCCTGACAAAATACATATTTCACTACAATGGCACCTATGAGATGGAAGGTGTCGGTGCAGATCCATCCCTTTCTTCTGCTCGCAGCAAGACTGACAAAAACATTTCTGAAATTGTTTCCAATGTCAATGCAACTCAGTTAATTTACTACTCCTTCGTCAATGCAAAGAAAATCACAGTGAAGCAGGACACAGATGTGGATCTATTGAGCATTACCTTTGCGACCAACTCTGATGAAGCACAAGTATCTCTATGGTGGGAGGCAAAGTTAGATGTTGCATTTGATGATTCGTATGTATTCACGGTTACAAACTCATCCAGTGATGCACTGTCTGCCAGTAATATCAAGATTGCCGCGACCAGGGTGCTGGCCTCTTGTGAAGCCACTTATCTTCTGAATGGAAATGTACAAGCATACCATCCTGTGGAAACCTGGGATGAAGCAGGAAAACACACCATTCATCTTGGATACTACCTTGGCAACATCAAGTCTGGTCAAACTTATACCTTTGCTGTACGCATCAAGCTGACCAACTGCACTGCAACAACAGATATTGAAAATGTCCATGCTTTATTAAGCGGAACTGGTCTTGCTGGAAAGATCAACTGGGATGGAACGCTCACGCTGAAGGATGAATTCACAGCCATTCCATTAGCCACAAGTGGGATTGTACTTGGAAAGCTCACTGACTCTCCAAGTGTCACCTTTCCATCTCAACTTGCCACACAGAACTTATCCGATACCTTCGTTGGCATTTCACTGCTTGGGCATATCGCAGTTTCTGCAATGACTGATTCGTCCTCCTGTTCTGTTCTTGTGACGAACTACACTCTTTCAGAACTGAGAGGCAGTCCACAATACTCCACCTACGTTACCATCAACACCAATGACGCGTTCATCTTACGGACAGACGGATACACCTATACAGGAGTGGATGCAGCAATCGATACTGGTGGACTATCAGAGCTGGATCTTCCTTCCGATCTTTTCCAGGATATTACGGAGGTAACATACAAATGAGCAACTACAACTCTGTTTCTGATCTGCTGTTGACCATTGCAAATGCAGATCATATTGTGGACCATGTCGCCCATGATGATGACTCAATTATGGTTGCCACAAACATTGACTGGTTCACCTTCAACAATGTAATTGCCACGAATGTCTATGTTTCAGGCAACTCCTGGATAGGAATTGGCACGAACAGTGAAAGCAGCGGTTTGAAAGTAAACCGCAGAGATGCAAAGCTTTGGGATCTATGGACAGAAACAGGTACCGTTGGTACAGGTACCGTTGGTA